CAATCTTTGTTTGTTTTGCTTTGCCATCCCAAACAAACCAAGCATAAGCTGTTGCACCGCTGCCGTTTGGTTCCTCGTCACCGCGCCATATTGTAAGTCGTTGAGAGAAAACCAAGACTCTTGCTGGCTTGTGATAGTCAAACAGTGATATACGCCTATGCTGGCCTTCTAGGAATGAGAGACGCAACAACCAGCAATGCTTCTTTGCACCCAAATCAATAGCTTTCTGTATAAACTGTTGAGCCAACTTATATGGTGGGTTGGTAATTATGTTTGGGGCCAGAAGTTTTTGCTCCATGAGGAAATCAATGCCGCTGTTTCCAAAGCCAAAATCATTTAAATCAGTGCTAACTACGTTATGAAACATTGACACAGGCTGAGATATTGCACCGTCACCGCAAGCTGGCTCCCAAATATCACCCTCAAAGTTTTCGTAATCTAACAAAGATTCTACTGCAACCAAAGGGGTTGGGTAGAAATCATCCTTCTGACGTTTCTTGCTCATGAATACCGTAGACCATTTTGCACGTTGGACATTGTATCCTGCCATCAAGGAAGGTTTTGCAAGCAACACACATATCTGCGGCCTGGAGCCGTGCAAACCTACCGTCACCAGCCTGAATATTGTATGACTTCACCTTGCCCAAGCCATGACATTCATCACAGTGGTCTTGCACAACCTCATCAGCCTCAAACCAACAACGCCTACGCACCCAACCGGAGCCGTCACAAGTCTTGCATTTCGTTTCTGAAAAAATCATTGGGTGCAACATCTCCATCGGTAGCCACAAATATCTTGCCCATAGTTTGTGGGCTTGGACGCCTACTGCCTGATAACAGCCGGTTGATAGCTGCCCTAGACATACCAGCACGCCGCGCCAGCTTGGCTTGGCTCATCTTATTTTTTTCTAAATATTCTTCCAAGGTCATATTTTCTTGTATCACAGTGTTGACAGCCTGACAACAAGTATGGTTATGTATGTTGACTATACACAGAGAGAGACAGGATATGCCACAGATACCAGAGTATAGAAAGTTTTTTGGCGCAAAGCACGACAGTGCATCTGGAGCAACTCAGGAGCAGTGGGAGTATGTACTTAAGCTGTATTGCCGACATCTGGGCGTGTCCTTGCCAATGGCAGCTAGACCTTGGTGCGGCATCTGTGTCGAGTATGGCACATCAAGAGTGATTATTGATGGGCAAGACCTGCTTACAGCCACACAAGAGGCCATGACCAAGTATAGAGATTACAGACCGCGCGACTGGGATGATGGTAAAGACAGGGAAGAGTTTGAGGCTTTTCAAGAATACATACCTGACATGATTTTATTTGCGGTGAACGCATTACAAAAGTTTTTTCAACAGGCAAACAGAGTGCGCGGCAACAAGCAGGAATGGCATGAAGAGCAAAAAATTGACGTACCAATCTTGTTGTATCGTGATTTCTTTGGTGCTGGCCTTCAAGTAGATTTGAAGTGTAAGCCACCGCTACGCAACCCAATCAAAAAAGATGGCACAAGAACCTGGCGCGTACCAAAGCCAGAAATCACCCCAACATGGCTACAGACTCAACAACAGTCTGTGTATTGGAAAGCCAGTGGTGAGCCGCCAGCCTTGCTGTATGTGTCAGCGGCTGGCTATCACATAGCAACAGCAGAAAACTGTGAACAGCTTTCAGAGCAAAACCTAGAACGTGCGTATCAAGAAGTTGTGCGCAGTTGGCTGATATCACAGAACTTACTCAAGGCGGCAAACGGAAACTGGCACGATTTAGCTGGTTTGGTCCAGCCAGATTTTAATGAAATAGCAAGGCGTCATGGGCCATCTATCGTAGACGTAGCTAAAAATCTATGGAGTTTCTAAATGTCAAATAATGAAGATGAAGATATTTCTGCAACGATGGGTACTAAAACAAAACACCCTCCCGGATATGCATACTATCAGACTTTTGCAGTGGTTTTGGATGTGACGTACAGAAAAACTTACCAGCAAGTGCGTGCGATGAACGAAGATCATGCGTTGGTTGTTGCTGAGAAACGTGTCAAACAACACCACTTATCGCAAAAAAACCACGGAAACAAATTTGTCAGCGCAAAGGGTATCAAAGCAAAAAGGATCAAAGATGACTGAAGCATACAAATTAGTGCGCAGGGATGACCCAAGCACCAGCCACGATGCGGCAGAACAAATTGATGCAACGGCTATGGAGTCTATTGTAGCTGATGCTATCTGGGCGTTTCGTGCAGAAGGTGCAATAGCAGATCAGGTCTGCGATGCCCTTCCGCATCACCGCTATAACTCAATCACGCCACGTTTCAAAGCCCTAAAAGAAAAGGGCATCATTATTGTAGATGGCACAAAACGTAAGGGCGCATCAGGACGCGGGCAGATGGTTATGTGGCACAAGGAGTTTTACAATGGACAAGAATGAGATTAGCAAAATCGTAGATGAGCTTTTGAACGAAAGGGATCTGCGTATGGATGACTTGTTTAACCGTTTGCAGCAAGTGACAAGAGATCTAGAACTTGTGACTTACAAATGTAACGATTTGGAAAAGCGTTTACTGGAGAAAGACAATGAGGATGACAAATAACAGGCAAGGCAAGGCTTTACCAGACAACCTATGCGAGCTGCTTGCGGAGGTGGGTATGTCTGACAAGATGGATGAAGGTGCAGTGTGGAACTGCCACGGCACGCCCGTGATCTTACACAAAGCCTTAGAACGCATAGCAGATCACACAAACATTTTGTTTAGCGAGCCAACAATAGTGGAAGCCAACTCCCAAGCAAAGGTCGCTGTTATCTGTGTGACTGGCAAGTTAGGTGATAAAACAGCCTGGTCAATAGGCGAGTCTGCGCCATCCAACACAACTAACAGCTACCCATACGCTATGGCAGAGAAGCGTGCCAAAGATCGTGTGATACTCAAGCTGATAGGTGCGTCTGGGTTTGTTTATTCAGAAGAAGAGGCTGATGATTTCAAAAACTCAAAGCCTGATTTGGTGCCAACTCAAAAGAAACCACTAAGCAAAGAAGAAGCAGAGTGGCTTGCACACAACGAGGCAACCTTAGATCAGTACACCTTGAAAGATCTTGAGGTCTTTATGAACAAGCCTTTTACAAAAGCAACGATGCAAAGCATCAAAGAAAAAGACATTGATGCTTACAACGATTTCAAGACACTGTTTGTCGAAACAAGAGAAAAGTTAAAGGAGAAAGCAAATGGCTAGAAGATGGCTACCAGTTATGACAGTGAAACTGTTTACCTACAACGGCAATGGTTCAGCTACACATAGCAACTCTAAATTCAGGCCGCACATCGGCAAACCAGCACAACCTGGCACGGTAACATTCTCACCGGACAAGATGTATGATGTGCAACTGTTTGAGAATGACGATGGCACAAGAGCCGTGCGCTTCCAAGAGGTCATTGAGTACCAAGCAGATGACAATATTGCTGATGATATTTCACAGCCAGCACTGAAACCTGTTGGGCAAGTCGTGCAGATGAAGCACGCAGACAAGGGAGAAATTGACGATGACATCCCCTTCTAATCGCCTTTTAAGCCCCAGAGAGGTGGCTTTAGAGATTTTTGGTAGTGATACCCGCCCAAAGGTACAAAGGGTGCGTGAGCTTATCCAAAGGGGCGATATAGAGGCAAAGAAACTGGGCGGTATGTATTATGTACCCAAAACAGAGATAGACAGGCTGCTCAGTGCCGAAAAAAACTAAAACAAAAAGACTACACGCACCTTCTGGTCAGACAGTCACATGTGATCTTTGCGGAGAAACACATGGACTGATGACTGGAACGTGGGTGATAAACGGAGAGGGAGATCTTTTGTGTTATGGCTACGGAAAAAATTGTTTCGCTACAAGAGTCGCGCAGTCTCAAGGAAGCGCGGATACTAGCATATGATTACTATGCTGCTTTGATATTAGATGGCTGGGGGCCATACAGAATACTAAAAGAACACGGGTTCGAGCCGCACAAAGCAAAACACATTATCCCACTCAATGGTGAGATAAGCGGCGGTTATCTTACAGAGCCATACGTTATTGAATGTCTGGCTCAGTATTTAGCTGCTGGCGGTGAAATTCTATACAGATAAAACAAAGGAAGGATCAAAATGGAACCGACAAAAAATATAAATATTAGTGTGAAGTTGCAACAGGCAATGGATCAAAAGAACAAAGAGCTTGGCACAAGCTATATGCTTTCACAGGCAAATTTTGTAAAGAGAGATCACTTAAACATACCCAATAACTGGCCTAATCCTTGGAAAGAGATTGGTGATGGTATTGTCAGTTTGTTTGGCAAGGAGGTGTTTCGTTATAAAAAATATTTGCGACCAGCGGGGTTTAAGATATACGGACTTTCTATATGCAAAAAGTATTGCAGAGTCTGGCGCGGCAAAAAAGTTTTGCACATATCATTTGCAGCGTGGCGTCCAAACACACACAACACTGTCATGAGGTATTATATAGAAGGCATGCCAACCGACACTGGGTACTCTCGTAAAGAGATGCGTCAGTTGATTGAAGATTTGAAATAAAGACCTAATTACTTGCGCTTCTTAGGCTTCTTCCCTGCCTTTTTCATAGCAATAGCTGTCGCTGCTTGCTTCTTCATCTTGGCAGATTTCTTCTTCATTCCCATGCCGCCTTTGGCTTTTCCGTAATGTCCAGGCATTATGCTTTCCCTTTCTTGGCTTTGTTTCGTTTGGAGATTGCTGCCGCCTTCTTCCTTGCGTCAGCCTTGCTGCTTGCACCCCATGCGCGGAGTGACAGTAGTAAGCGCGTTGGTTTGCCATTCTTTCTCTCTGGTCCCCTCATGTTACCCATGCGTGCTAGAAAGCTAGCCCTGCGTGGATTGTCACCAGACTTTATCGGGCGTTTCAAGTTTGCGCCCGTGGTTCTCTTGAAAAAGTCTCTGCCCTTCTGATTCAAGCCACCTTTTGGATTTTGAAATCTTTTAGCTACCATCAATCAAACCGTGTCTGTATCCGTTCTCTCTGTCGTAAGTAAGAACTTCTTTGCGTGGATCGGGAGCGTAGCTGCAATGAATCCATCCCGTGTTACCGCCAGTATAACATTCAAGTATAAGTTGATCGAACTCTAAGTTGTCTGCAATCCATTTGGCAACAACCATGTTTGACACACCAGCTACCTCAAAGTCAGCAGCCTCACCTTTTGTATGCTGAGACTTCATTGAGCTACCAATCACAACACACAACTCTGGGCAACGGTATCCAGACGTAACTGTTACAGGGCCAAACTCATCACGCACTGGTTGCAAAATCTTGTCACACAGATCAATAATATTATCTATCGTGTCTTGATCTGGCTCATTAGGGATACCCTTACGCTCTGCTGTTTGGCTTTTGGTAAGCTCACGCAGTGTAAAGTTTTGTGACAGTCTCATGCACGCGCTTTCTTTTTACGCTTGCCCTTGCGTAGTTTTGCAAAGTCAGCAGCAGTAATCTTGTCGCGTGGTGCGGCTACCCTTGCAAGTTTCTTTTGCTTTGGAGAGTATTTTGTACCTGGCATTACCTTCTCCTTTTGCCGTTCTTCTTCAACAAACTTTCAAGCATCTTTGCTTGTCCTGCGTGTGCCTTGGATGCACCGCGTAACTTCTTGGCAACCTTCTTGACCTTTGCCTTTGCAGTTTTCTTCATCATTTCTTTTTCGCCTTTTTCTTACGCAGTAAATCTGCATCTGCCTTGCGTGCGCCACCCTTGCCCGTGGCAAACGAACGAACGCGCCCAGCCGCCCACTGATGCGCAGAAACACGCGGTCTACTGCCCTGAGAATAGTAAGCTCCTAATCCTCTGGAATACACTTTACTGAGCGTTGACTTTGATATGCCTGATGACTTGGAGTATTTGGCTATGACTGCTGCTTTACTCATCCGCGACTCCTCTGCCTGCTAATCCTGTCCATCATAGCTTTGGTGAGCTTGCCCTGTTTGTAAAGTTTTTTTGTGCGTTTGATCTCTGCTTCTCTTGCCGATGGATTCTTGGCACCGCGTACATACTTTCGTGGCACACCGCCCTTTGTCTTTGGCACCTTTGGAAACTTTCTAGCCATTACTTTTTGCCTCCAAAAAACTTTGTCGCTGCCCTCGTACCAAAGCTGGCACTTACAATTATGCCAAGAGTGTATCTGTAGTAGTCTGGCATAGCGTTCAAAGCAGTAAACCCCTCAGATACAATGTTGCGTCCCCACTCTCCACAAAAGGCTAACACAAGAGGCACAGAGAACAAAATCGTAAGCCACTCGTCTTTCCAGCTATGCTTGCTGCCCTCAGCCATAGTCAGATCCCAATCAATCTCACCCGTGGCCTTCTTTTCCATAATAGTCGCTTCAGCCTTTGCCTTTGCGACTTTCGATGCAGCTTCAGCTTTCTTTGTTTCAACCTTGCCTTCAAGCCAAGTACCTGCCAATGAAGATATTGGACCCAATAAAGCCTGTAACATTAGTGCCTCTCCGAGTTTAGCCAGACTGCTAGGCTGCCTGTCATTGCACCAGTCACGACACTTATAAGACTAGCTTGTTGTGTGGTAAGATCAGGCTGTGACAATGCCCATTCTATGCAGCGGATGTAAACACCTGTCATTACTAAGATACAAAAACGCGGCAGTATTTTAAGCTCAAGCATCTTTCTTGCAACATCTTCTACTGTCATTTCTGGCTCTCCCTAATCGCTTTCATGGTTTCACGCATTGATGGTGGGCGCGGCGCATCCCTCACAAAATCACACAAAAATTCACGCGGGAACCATTCATCTAGCCGAAAGTTAATGGTTTCTTGAATATTGTACGCACCACGGTACACACACCACCTCTGATCTTCAATCTTTTCACAACCTACCAAGCGACAAACAACATGCTCTGGCTCTGCCCTAGCGGTGTGCGCCTTCAGCAGCATCACAAACGTAACCAATACAGCGCAGCCAATCAGTCCCATTACAATCCAAGCAACAATTTCTACAAACTTACGTCTGCGTTGCCTTTGAATATACAAAGTTTCTTGCCGTTGTTTTCTGATCTTGCCCTCCATAGCAATAAGCTCATCCCATTTGGACTTGCCGTACATCATGCCTATGAAGTTTTTGAGGTCGGTTCGTTGCTGTTCTGCGTTTCGCTTGGCGGCGAACGTCTCCATAGCCTCTTGCTCAACCGATTTTCCAGCAAAGAGCTTTTTAAATATTGGGGGATTCTTGGCTTCTTTTTCCAACATGTCTAGGTCGCTGAGTGCGCCCATCCATCTGCCAAGATCAGATGCCATGCTTTCTATATCACGCCCTATCTGTATGCCTTTTTTAACGGCGTTGAAAGCGGCAGTGGCAGTAGCCATAACGGTAACTGGATCCATCAGTACACCTTTGTTTCTTCAGTTACCAAGACTGGCAAACAATAAGCTGTGATTGTGTTTCCTTGCTTGTGCAGTTGTTGTGCAAAGTACACGCAGTCATCGACAGAGCGAAAATACATATCATTACTTTTAAGGCGTTTGTCCTCACCAATGCCCACAAAAACAAACAATAAAAACGCATGTGTCATCCATTTTAAAGATCTTCAGGCCAATCAGCTATAGGTGCATTGCCCGTTGGCTTGCCATCTTTTACTGGCACATCGTACAAAGCAATGAAGGCTGCTAAATCAGCGACGTTGGTGATCTTTGTTTCTATTGCCGCACACGCAGTGCGAACAGCGGCTCTGTATGTTGTTATTGTAGAGGGTATTGCTACATCCGTTTCTGCCTTACGCACCACGTACCAATCGTATGGCTGAAGGCGTCCTGCCGCCTGTTGCTTGGCTAGTGCTATAGCTTCTGTCTTGAGGCCGGGAGTTACAATCTGTTTGCCATCCAAATCTAGTTTTGCCGCACCCGCAGATGTACCACCTGGCGCAACACCCGCATCAATCTCTTTTTGTGTCCAGGTGTGATTGATGTCAGTTAAAGATTTTGGAATAAGGCTACCATCCACATTACGGCCCCAATAAAATCTGCTGTCATGCGGAGCAACAACATCATCAACCCAAGTTAGACCCGCTGCTTTTTTATCATCGTCTGACCAGATCATCCAGTTCGAGGGATGCGTGATCCCATCGCTGGTCTGCCAACTTTTCCCAGCATTGATTGTTTTGTTGTTGTATTTCCATGCCATCATTCACTCCTATCGTGCGTTGGCAAATTTAAACGGTTGTTCTGCAAAAGCTAAATAGACGTAAGTGCCGCCATCAGCATTAAATCCAGCACTGGCATCTCGTGGTTTGAAGGCAGTGCTATTAAATTCAAATTTTACATTACTTGCTTCTGCATTTGATAGGTTTGCTCTGAGAAAAGCAAATGCAGCGTCATTTCGGTTAGACGGTGCTCTAACACTATCAAAAATAAACCAGTTATTTGTGCTGTCAGTGCGCTTCACCATAACCCAAGCAGGTCTAAACCCTACATTTATAAGAGGCCCATCATCATTACCGTTGCCTTTAAAACTACCTATCTTTTGATAGCCATCTACATTTGCAAAACAATACGCAATGTAGGTGTCACTAGCACTTTGATTAACACGATTATCTGTTGAAATGCTAAACACAGTAGATGTTGGAGAAGTATTATTAAAAAATCCAGAACCAGAAGTACCAGTTCCATTACTGTTAAGATGCAATGCTTTAGCATTTCCTATGTCTTCATGGTAAACCACCCAATCAGTGCTGTCTAAAGTACGACATTTAATTATAATTAATTGTGGTACAACACCAAGCCCATGACCGACAGTTCCATTCGAGCCAGTGCCAGTATATCCTACAACACTAAACCCAGATTCCTGACTTACAGACACAGATGATGTAATACTTCCATTTGAATTACTTGATGCAGAGCCTCCAGCTTTCCAGTTCCAAGCAACAAATGTTTGACTGTTTTCGTTTATCTGCCCAGCATTACCGATGGTAAATCCATCATTATCGAAACTTAGTAGGGTGTTGCTCTCTGTACCTTCTGCATAGCCCTCGTCTGAACTTAAATGCTTTGTGTTTCCTCTAACAACATCATGCAGACGATGATTGTCAGCACTACCACTCCTCTGCTTGAACCATATCCAATCAGGTTGAAATGATAATCCGTCTATTTCTCGTGAGGACGAACCATCGCCTGTATACAAAATAGTATCGAAGTAGTCCGTTGGAGACTCTCCTCCTGCGGGGTCAATTCCGGGGTCTGGCAAATTAGCTGTACAAAGTGCGAGGGCATCTGACGGTACAGCGTACTTGAAGTCACCCCGTGAGTTCGCATCCGTGTTATTACCCGCACTTATTGAACCAGCAAATGTGCTGTCTTGCCCAAAATTAAGTATTGATGAGGTTGCTTGTCCGCCAGCAATAGAACCTACCCAAACAACAAGATCACCGGGATGGTCTGTGTCAGTGCTAGTAAAATCAGATGATAAAGTTATAAAACTTGTAGGATTTGACTGATTAGCTGCACTGCCATTGCCCCACTGACCATTCAAACTCCAAGTTACTTTTGGTGGGGTAACTGTCATATCAACAAGCATCCCAACTACATCACCTGTGGACACAACAACTGAATTATCATCGTTTCCAAATACGCCAGTAAAACTTTGAAAATTCATAACAGCCCCACCAGTGTTGTAAACCACACAATACCTGCTGTTGTTGCTGTCGTGTTGAATTTTCCCAGATTGTTCTGGACTAAGACCAAAGGTAAAATCAGTGTCTGTTACATAGTGTTCTACATACCACTTAAAACCTGCCTTCAGTAAAAGCGTAGAAGTAAATGACCTTTCCATATTTCGGGCAGAAGTTCCTGCTGTTGATTCGCATTTTAAATTTCCTTGCGATAAAACTGCACCTGATTCAGCGGGTGTGCCAGCAATCTTCAAAACAGAAAAATTGTTGGTCGGTGAGTCTATGACTTGATCATCCGCACCTAAGCCACTGGCGGTAAAGTCATTCCCGTTACCACTGGTATCGTCACCAAGTGCGCTGCTGTCTTGAAACTGAAGCCGCACACCACCAGAGCCATATGTTAATCCGCTAGTGTCAGCGGGTGTCCAAATTCCAGATTTAAATTGACCAAAAGAGCTAGGAGTTAGTTGCAAACCATCAATCAAGTGAAATTCAGCTAAATAACCATCGAAATGTTCTCTGTTGTTTGTCCCCTCGGTGCCAATCCGGGTTGTGTTTCCTGCCCCAAACAACAAGTCAAGGCTTTGACTGGGATAGGTACTGTGCAAGAAACTTGTTACTTGAGAGCCATTGATATAAATTTTTACTCGATCTGACGCAGTGGATTGAGTTGTGTCTACAGCAAAAACGGTATGATACCATGCCGTTGTATCTCGCAAAACAGCGTTTGTTGTAAGTCTCATTCTATAACCACTTGAATAGTCATAGAAAGATAAATTGTGATTTGAATCATCAAATTCTATAACGGCAACTTCATTCCCGCTGATATAAACGCCATAAGCAAAAACTCTTTTTATATTTCCCCGTTTAGCCCAAAAAGAGATTGTAAAAGTTTTTCTGTTGTGAGTGACTGATTTAGTTAAGTATGGGCTGTCACCATCCTCAAATCTACAGCTTTGACTTATCTCGTGCGGATAGAATGACGTTGATGGATTATACATCCATTGTGGTGAGCCGACGATACTCATTAGCTAAACGCCAACTGTGGTGCACCTAACAAGATGCGATTAGATGCGACAACGATATATGGTATAATGTCAGTTGAACTGGCTGCTGTTGATAGCGTTATACCAGACCCACCAGCAGTTTCGTAGTCAGTACCAAGCGACAAAGTGCGTGAGCCTGTACCGTCCTGAATACAAACGATGAAGCCTGATTGACCCACTGCCTCAGTCGAGGGGTTAGCCAGCGTGACGTTGCCAGTAAACGTCAATACGAAGTTTTGATTTGTGTTAAAATCTAAAGTTACAGACCCAGTGTTGCTCGTGTCAGTATCAGTGCTGCCACGCTGCGCTGCTGTAAAAGTGTTGTTGGTGTCCTTGGCAACAATGTCAGCATCAAAGGCTTGTACATCAGATCCTATAGCCAGCCCTAAAGATGTCCTGGCAGTAGCACCAGATTCCAAAACAAAATTAGAACCGTTGCCCACGATAAAACCACTGTCAGTTACCGCAAGCCCCGCCACATCTTGCAGTTGTGCATCAAGGCGTGCATTAGCAACTGTGCCAGAAAGCTGACTAGCATCAATAGTTTTGTTTGTGAGTGTTTGGGTAGCACTTGCACCTACAATCTCTTGGTCTCCGCCTGGTGGCAGTGTAAGGACGTTGGTTACTGACGCACTGTGTGGTTGAGATTTTACAGTTTGACCGTGACTGTTGCTTTCACAGTTGAATACGATTGTGCCAGGATTATCGTTGCCTTTGACAACTACCTTGCCAGTGCCGTTTGGGGCTAGATCAATATCTCTATTGCTGGTGCTAATTATATCATGCGTTACTACATCAAGGTCGCCACCTAACTGGGGAGTGGTATCTGCAACAATACTGCCACCAGAAACAGCCGCAGCGGTTGCCGCAGAAGCCGCCGCAGCGGTAGCAGATGATGACGCATTTGAAGCCTGAGTGCTAGCTGTTGAGGCACTAGAACTTGCATTTGATGCCTGAGTTGTTGCAGTTGACGCGCTAGAGGCCGCTGATGTGGCTGACGCAGCCGCTGCTGTAGCTGAAGACGCCGCTGCTGACGCGCTTGTCGTAGCAGATGCAGCATCTACAATCAAATCATACTTAGCACTATTGGCATTGGTTGTTAGCGGCTCTGAGCCAGAGCTTGTGTGTGCCTCGTTGACGATGAAGATATTGTTTGTGCTAGTATCCTTAATTAGATCACGCACGTTGTATGCTGTGCTTGCAGCAAAATTACCCGTGAATGTGCCAATCTCTTGCGTTACAGCCAACTCTCCGCTGCTGTCAAAAGCAAATATCTTGTTGGCGCGGTTTGTTGCCGTGACTGTAAACTCAGTCGATGTCATGGTGTTTGTGCGAGATAGTTTGATTGAGCGATCAAGCTCGTCCTGCTGATCTTGTGTCATAAGCGTTAGCTTATCAAGCGCGTCCTCATGTGAAGCGGCAGGGAACGGATCATTTGGAGTATAATCTGTGGCCTGTGTCTGCGCAGTCTGGCGTAGCAGCACCACTGTTTGCGCTGATGATGGCGCACTGCCAAACACCACATTACCACCACTTGCACTGCCAACACCCGTTACGCTGTAGTGCGTTGTTTTGCTTTGCACAGACTCTGTGCCAGTCGCTGTGGTGCGCAGGATGACAGTGATATCGTCGTCATCAAATATCTTAAAGGAGTAAGCAAAGGTGGTAGTAGAGCCATCCCCTGTATAGCTATTCCTTTTGGTTGTGCTGCTAACTGTCATTTTTTACTCCTTGCACCGCATCATATCACTGTATAACCAAATATCCTAGTTAGGACGACTTTTCTCTGGCAAATCTTCTGTTGCTATCTTGATTGCGTTTTGTATGCCAATGGCATTTGAGTATGGCAATATGGTCGCCAAAGACCTAGCACGCCCTTTTGTCATTTGAATATCAGGGTTGAGTCCAGCCCTTGTTATGGCTGGGATTGCGTTTTGTAAACCAGCAGCCCCAAATAAGGCTTGATAGGTTGGGTTTCCAGTAATTAAATTGCTGTCTAAACCACTGCTCCTATAAGAAAATACAGGGTCTGGAGAGTAAAATCCGTAAACCGTGTCTACAGCACCAGGAACAAAAGCCGCATAGCTTGATCTTGCAAACATAGCCTTTGCTATTTCTACAGGCGCAAGCCTCTCTTCTATACGTTTTCTTTTTTCTTTTTCACTAAGGCCAATCATTTGTATCTGTTGCTGTGCAGTATATGCTAAACCAGCGGTCAATGACGAATACATCATTGCCTGATACCCTCTAATATCATTCATTTTTAGATTATGAAGAAGCTGTTTGGCGTGAGACACAACCATAAATGTCCTAAACTGCACAAGCAACTTTCCATACTCTTTAGTCATAAACAGGCTTAAATTACCAACATCATTTTGTTGCACTGCTCTTCTTGTCCACCTTGCAACTGCTATCCCCAATATGTCTCTGGCTTGTGCGCCCTCTGCTGTTTTGCCCCATTCTTCTAAATTTATTTCTCTAAGTTTTTTTGTTTTGAACAGATATGAATCTTCTAGTTTTGCGTGTTTTTTAAAATATTTAAAAACTAACTTTGCTTCATCATCGCCCAAACCAAGGCTTCTCATCCTTTTAAGACTTAGGCTTTTGTTAGAAAACACCATGTCTGCCAGAGTTTGCATGACAATACGAGATGTGCCTCGTTCTAAACCAAGCGTAATTGGAGCCATACCTGATATGTCAGCAGTAATTCTCTTTGCCCTATCCACGCCTCGTTGCGCACCGTCTAATATTCCTCTGCCATAAGGAGAATTTGTCTCAAGCTGGTCTATTCTATGGATCATTTGATTGGTCATTCGTTCTGCGCCAGTGCCATAAAACGCTTCAATATCGCGCAACACAGGGTCTGTAAGCTCTCCGTTCTTGGCGCGTTTAATCATAGCTCCAAATTCTGGGACCACTCTTATCAAACCTCGTACGCCACCAACTTGCACTGCGTTTCCAAGCTCCGCAAATTGCGCAAAGCCGACTTGGTTCATCAACCTTATAAAATTAAAATCCTGCACAAGCCTTGATATTTTCATATAAGCAGCATTTGGATCACCAGAATTAGGGGGACGCCTTCCTAAAATCATGTTGTAGATTGTTCTTGCAACTTCCTCCTCTTTTTGAATGCGCTTTCTGTTTTTCTGCCTAACCTTTCCTACCCCTTCATTTACAGCATAATCTTTTGCTTGATTTATCAAAGACTCAAAATCGCTCTCTGACTTGATGCCTTTTTTAGCGAGGGCAATGCGCCCAGACATTTCATTTGCATACAAGGTAAATACTTGCTCTGCATCACGCTCTTGTAAGTCTTTAATAGAAAACTCTTCAAGTACGCCAGTTTCCCTATTGACGGCCTGATACCTTGTTTCCATGTCAAATTTTAATCTATATTTTGCCCTTGACGGTACACCAGTTTGTTTTTGCTCAAACAGACCAAGCAAGCTATCCAACTCTTCATCCGTGAATGCGCGAAACTCTCCACCCTCTTCCTTGCCAAATCTTTCCTCTTTCATAATTTGCTTCAAAGTATCTCTGCTATCAGCGGTAAACAAGCGAGAGAAACCAGAGTCTATGCCAGCTAGATCACTCTTAATTTTTATGTTCATAGACTTGGCAATTTGCGCGGCAGCTTCTTCTGTTAAGTCTGTAGTGCCATTAAGCAAGCCCTGTCTGAGCAAAGACTCAATACCGTTATCTCCTATTTTTATACGCATATCATCAAACTTAAACTTGTTCCATCTATGCGTAAAATACGTTAAATTTTCTGGGATGTTTTCAAAGCCTGTTACGCCAGCCTCTTTGGCCTCTCGTAGAATATCGCGGTACAACTCTGCGTTTCTTTGTGCCATCCGCTTTACGGCTGGTGAATGTATGCCGTTTGGATTTTCAATCGCATCAGCTACCTGCTCTCCAAAGGATGTCCTTTGTTTAGACTGTGATCTACGAAAAAACCCTATATTGTTTTCTTTTGCCCACGCTTTGTATTCAACGCCGTAGGTTTGATAGAACCGTGCAAGTTTTCCCTTAAAAGCATTTGTCTTGAGCAGATCGGCGGTTGATTCAATAACATTATCACCGCGCACACCAACCGCATCTTCAGCCAGTCTTCTTCCCAAACCGTTTATTATGGGATTGTCCGACTGCATTAAAAAGTTACCCATGTCTATTCTAAGGTTTAGTCCAAACAAAGACTCAGATTTTTGCAACTCGCCAAACTCTTCAGCGGTTTCTGGTGTGTTCTTTCTAAGATTTCTTTCTAAGACTGGTGGAAAGTATGGGTTTTCTGCTGCACCAACGCTTTTATCATCTAACAAATCTCTTTTTGCGTTTGCCTGTATCTCTATCTTTTGTGCGTTCTCAGTCTCAGCAAGCAAGTTTTCCATTGCTTTTGTAAGCTCTTTCTCGTTGCCTACAGAACGCGATATAGCACCTACACCGCCACCTAACAACAAACCACCAACCCCAGCATACAAAACATCATACTCATCCCTAGTGACGCTCTCACTAGCTATGTAACCCTCTATAGCTGCGTTGGTTGTCGCGCCACCAACGGCACCGCGCACAATACGCCCAATCCTTGACATTTTGTTGCCCCATACCAAGGGCGCAGCCGCACCACCTAACGCGCTAATACCTATAGCTGCTGGATCAAGCATGTTGACACCCACCCTCAAAGCAACCCCAGACCACCCCCAAGATTGCATTTTCTTTTCATTCTCTACCGATTCCAAGACCCTTTCACGCATACTTCTTGCGTGTGTCTCGCTCACAGTTTCTTCTAAAAAGTCGTGGTAGTTTTCTGGGATGTCAGCTGTAAGCTCATTGTAAAGATCTTGGCTCAAGCCCTCTTCAAGATATTTCAGATCCACTTCAAACTCTGGCTTGTTGGCCATAATGTATGAGTGCATCCAATCCTCTTCTACACTCGACCCAATGAACTCACTGAAAGACGCTTGCGGCCTTTCTTCTTCAGCAACCTCTTTCGCTCTCTCAACAGCCGCTTCGCGCACTTGTCGCAACTCACGAGTGCCTATAGGTTCCGTTGCAAACGGTCTCAGTAAATCTTGTTCTTCAGCCATATAATAAAATTTTCCTATTTACATCGGCGCAATTGGTATAAACTTTGCCGCATCTTGCATTGCTTGTTGCATTTGTTCCGCATCATCAACTGGAATATTCCCTTTCAAAGCCTCATTCAGATCTTTTAGTGCCTGAGCTTTCTTTCTTTTAGTCGCAGCAACTTGTGCCTTTGCTAGCTCTGCGACTGTGTAAGAAACGTATTCTCCATTTTCATTTTGCAACAAAAAACCACCATCCCTGACTAAATAAAACTTATCTATGGTGTTTGATATTGGTCTAATCCCAATGTCCTCTGGGTCTAAATCGCTATCCTCCATCAAAGCAGGATTTAGCCTTACAAAATCATCAACAACTATGTCAGCTATTTCTGAAATGTTATCCATCACATTTTTGCGCAAACCTTTTGGAAAGTCTGCTTTAGGAATCATGATATTTCGCACCAACTGATGGCTTTCAAAGTAATCTGCGGCAGCTTGCTCCAGCGCGTCATCAGACGGAATGTTCATTCGTATATATTCTCGTGTTAGGTTTTTTATGCCTAGAAGCATGTCTCCAACATTTTGTGGGGGGTCTAGGTCAAATTTGTACCACGGCTCATCTGTAACCTTATCTATGCTAATATCAAGTTGATTTTCTATATCAGCCATTCTGATGTTTACATCTATCTCGTCACGCTGTGTTTTCATTTGCTGCAACGCGCCTTCAAACCCATAGATGTCGCTCAAAATACCAAAACTTTTCCAGCGTCTAAGGTCATCACCCTTAAGATGATTGTTTAACATCCCTGGCCTTACTTGCATGTTTTCAAACAAAGATATTGCTTGCCTGTCGTCATCGTCCAACTCTGTTTTATTTACATCTGAAAGACGACTAATCCCCCTTACAAGTATTTTACTAAACTGTTCTGAGGATACACCATTTTCTTGCAACAACTGAAGCTGCGCCTGTATGTCTGGCTGTCTTGCTAAAACATTCGTGATTGCTTGCTGCTTTTCTGTTTCGGAAAGATCTAATGCTTGAGACTCAAGATCAACAGTGCCTCTTACAAACGCTTGCTCTGCATTGATAATTTTGTTTTGTTTCTTTGCAGCGGTTGCCAAAGACTTTCTTGCGCTTGCTATGTTAGACATGACGTTTTGTGCATCATTTTTAAGGGCTACATTTTCAATAAATGGCTTGTTGCCACCAAACTCTGTAGACAAAAGTTTTTCCATAGCTTGTAGCCTAGAAGCCGCAACACCAGCATCAAAGTCTCCACTGGTAATGTTGTTTGATACATCATTTACAATCTGCTTTGCAGTCTCAACTCCAATCTCTGCTAGCTCTGTATCTGTCTTATTATGCAACGCCCTTGCTTCGTCAGAATAATAAATAGCAAACTCATCTATACCCTGCTCCTCAGAAACGTCAAAATTATCTAAGGCAGTGCTTACTAGGTCTTGTGATATGCTATCTTCTATGTCCCTGAAATACTTTGGTATTGTTGTAAACTCAGCATTCTGTCTTTGGCCTTCATCAAGGACGCTAAAATCAAGAACGACTTCAGAACCAGTGTCGTCCACACCAATGAAAACACCGCCGCTTCTTGCTGCGGCTTGTAACTTATCTTGATCCTCAAACGAAACATCTAATCTTTGTATGCCACCTAAAATCGACTCCTCTGCATCACCTCTTATCTCTGCCTTTCTTGTTTTGCTTAGGCTTGTCAAAGAATTCCTAGACTGATAACCAAGAGTTTTAGATTTGTTTATATCTTCAAGAATATTATCAACATCTTCAGATGTTTGCGATGCAATTATCCTTGTTTGATAATCCTTTAATTCAAACGCAGTTTTTACTGAGTTAACAGAAAATCTAATTTTTAAATTGTCTCTTTCTGCACGCAGTATGTCCTGCTCAATTTCCGCTGTAAGGCGTTTTCGTTCTGGGTGGTTTGGGCCATATTGAGTTGCATTTTCAATTTTGTTTTGTATGGACTGGTCCTTTGTTTGACCCCTGACGACACGGCCACGCCCATACGCTTCTTTTTCGCCCTTGCCCATTTCACTTATAAGGGTAGGCATCAATTTACTTTTAATTGTTCTTTTCTGACGTTCCGCTAAATCTGTTCGCGCATCAATGTCTTGCAGAAACCTCGTGTTAAATTCATCATGCACTGCGCGAAACCCGCCAGTTGTCGTGTCTAAATTATCGCGTCTAAGGTCAGAGCTTTTTTGGTTGTAATCCAACAATGTCTCATCAAAGACTTTTTCAGTCTCAGCGTCTTGTTCTGCCTTTTCAAACTCAAACTGTATCTTTGCTTTTTGAGATTCAAACTCATTCATTTGATCTGAGTATTGCGCACCAGCCCTGCCAATAGTTTGCCCGAGACGTGCCACTGCCTGACTTGGTGACGCAAAGGCATCTATTGATGCGCGTGGTCCTAGGTTCCCTGTCGCAAGCTCTTGAGTTGGCTGCCCTGTTCTATTGTAAAGCGGAATCTTTGGCATCACATCAGTCCAACCTTTGTTTGTAATAATCTTTTTGTAGGCCAAGCAAACTATCTTGCTGATACGCCCCAGACACACCAGAAGCTCCCTGCAAGAGACTTTGAAATGCCGCCGTGCGGAATGATGCTGCTCTTGCCCTGCCTGTGGCCCTGGACATTGCTGCTTCAGCCTCTTTGCTCATGGCTTCAATATCTCCAGCATATCGAATACGCATGGCGTCCTCTTCTGTGTTAAAATAGGTGTTTGCAAGAGCCAGCATGGGGCTACCACTGGCCTCAATTCCTGATTTAGCTATGGCAACTCTTTGTGTGCTAGCAAAATAATCTGACTGCCTACGCAATCCTGCCTCTTGCTGCACTTTTGACCTTCTCAGTAAAACCGCCTCATTTTCTGCAAGCTGCGCATTGTATTCAGCAGTTTGCCTCGCGGCTCTTGCAGACGCTTGGTTTCCCTTAAATCCAAGTACAGTGCTGGCGGTTGTGGCTACTGCGGCAACGGTTACTGGATCTACCATTAAATCACCCTTGCGTAACGGTAATAATCTGTGCCATCTGGCCCATACTTCTTCATTACACCCTCATTTTGAAAGCCAAGCCACTCAGCAAAACGCTTCGCAGTTTTATCAGTTACAGCAATACTTGCCTGTATTCTTTGGTAATCAAACTCTTCTTGCAAATAATCAAACATATACGCGGTATGCCTTGCTACAGATGTGGGTTTTGTTACAGCGTCTTTGCCCAACAGCAGCCATGCCTCACCCACATGATCCCATATATTGTGTATGCCACCTATACCTATTACTTCATCTTGATCGAATAGTGAATATCCGTTCATATCTTTGTGTTCTACCAATGCCTTCCTGCCAGCATCTGAAAACTCAAACATCAGCTTCAGATGATCTATATGCTCTCTTGAAAACTTGCACACTCTAAGCATCAAAAGTGTTTGACCTCCGCATGATTGCAAGGATTGTCATAGGTAATGGCTGGTTCTGGCGCACAACTACATGCGCATCATTGTCGTATCCAGAGGGAAAAGATATTTCTTTATCGCCAGTAAACATAGGCACAGCCTCGTCCATTGCCATACTGCTATCTCTAAATGGTATTCTATCTAGGCTGGTAAGACTTGGCCCAATCTCTGCGCCCACACTATTCAAAAAACGTGCTGTAACACCATGTATTCTTTTGATCTTGCCCTGTGATATGCCGTCCTCTGCGCCAGCTTCCATGCGCAAAGTCTCAACAAACGACTGATAACCATACCCAATCTGCGCCTTTGTTGTACTTACATCCAGGGTTATACTGCCGCCAGACACCTGCTTTACAGCGTGCGCTGCGCCGTCTGCGAGTATAGATACAACCTCTCCCTCCAAATGGTTTAGACCTGATATGGTTGTTGTAGCTGACCCGCTGTATGTGAGGCCATTGTCCACATAGAAGGCATCACTTACCGCCGTGCCAAAATCAACTGACTTGAGATATACAATGTGGCGCACAGTGCTGGTATTAATGATACGTTTTACAGACAGATATACCTGATCTTCTGCACCGCTTGGTATTGCAGTTATGCTCTCTACTATCGGTGCTGCCTCGTTAGTTGTTGCAAGGCGTGTAGTGTCAGAGCTTACACATGACAACAACCCGCCAGGCGTTGGGCTGCTTTCCTGCACAGTAACAACTGCTGCACTTGGATTTGCAACTACAAAATCATCATGCGCATTGATAGCGGTAAAGATATTGTCTGCTGTTACGTTATTTGATGTATTCGGGCGAAAACCTGTTGATGACGCTGGGTCTGAGCTACCAGCAGCCTCTGATGTAAATGTAACAGTCGTGCCATCACTCTTAGTAAATGTAAGTGTTGTGCCAATTGCTATGTTTGCATAATCGCTTACAGTTATTGTGCAGTTTGCACTTACACCGCCCAAGACATGCTGATGCCATCCCACCGCGCCGTTTGCCCTGTCGTATGTAAGGCCAACAAGCGTGCCATCGGTATGCACGAACCATAGGATAAGTTCTGGCTCTTGCTGCCAAACCATATCTGTAAGACCGCCACGCGCTACATGGTCTGCCAAAACGGTCAGATCAATTCCCAACAAACCGTCTGTATCAAGATCAAAGGTAATCTCTTTGACTTTCTCAGAACCCTTTTGCACAAGAATGGTGCTGTTTCCTGCACGCAATGGACGCACATTTGAGGTGCCAAAGGTTGTCTCTCTTAGCACGTTTACGTTGGTGGGCGTCACAGGCTCACTACCAGCACCACCAGACAAGGTAAACTCAGAGCTTGTAGTCAATATCTGCAAGAAACGCGCAGGTAACAAATGCTTGATGACATTCACCTGATCTGACGCAATCGTTACATTGATAGCTGCGTCATCTGTGGTGCCAGGAGTATGGTTCTCAAAATCTGCGCTTACAGAGCCAAAGATGGTCTGTGGCTGGGCTGTGGTACCTGCGTAGTACAAACGCTGCTCATAGAAGGCCACAGCGCGAGGAAAGCCGTTTCTAATGCTGAACGCGCCCCTTGACCATCTAGTCGTGCCATCTGTTGCGTTTTTAGGCAGCACAAGGTTGTCTATAACACTGTTTGTGCCGCTGTTCTGTACTACTGCCGTTGCTGTTGTTGCGTTAGTCACAGCGGTAATTTTCACAAAGCCAGTGCCATTGTGCTGAAACTGCCATGTGTGATTACCGTAAACCTCTGAACCAGACAGATGCACGGGGGCTTGTGCGCCAGTTGACTCGCTAGATCCTGCGTCTGTTTTCTTATAAACATTGCCGTTGTGATGCACGATGTCGTTTTGTGAGTATGTGTCACCAGTTGCCCACGCTGGGTGAGAAACCTCAATAACATCACGGAACCGGAATATAGAACCAACATCTTTTGATGCGTCAAATAAGTCGGCAGATGCAGTGAGCGTTACTGTGCCAGTGTTTGCATCTGATGTTATGGTTGTAGTCGTAGAGTTTTCATCCTCATAGGGGCCATCAATAAAATCAATGTCAGATAATGTAAAGCTGGTTGCAGTTGTTCTAGTTAGCTTTGCTGGCTCATGGTCCTTGTGCGCAAGAAACAAAACGTCAGCAGACTGCACATGATTCAACTCAAACACCTGCGCTTCTGTGTAAGTAGTTGTAACTTCTACTATTTTTCCAACTGTGCCAGCGGAACTGTAAGCTGTAAACGCACTGCTGTTGATTCCAGAAAGCTCAAAGGTATTTGTTGTTGCGCCAGCTACGGTAAACTCTGTGTTGTTGATCTCTGTCATCCCAACAACGCCAGTGATAAACACCTTGTCACCGTTGGAAAAACCGTGAGAGCTTGACGTTACGACTGCTGGGTTTGCCTGCGTAACAGCCGTGATGTTTTTGGCAGTTTCAGTAAGTATGCCCTCGTCTTTGAAAAAGCGTATGTAGTTTTCACCAAACTCCAGAACATATGCTTGCTCATCACTAAACTCAAAGTTTACAAGGCGCACTTTGCCGCCAGCCTTTGACGCGCCAGCAAAATAAGAACCAGGGCGGCGTGTAATGCCACCCTGTGGAAAACTTATCATGTTGGTAAGTTCTTTTGCCGCCTCGTTGTATTTTTGAAGATCAATACGGCCTTCAAGCCTTGGCGAAAACTCTCCAGCGCGAAAGTTTGTTATAATCGTTGATACACGCGCCATATTAGAACCTTATATTTATAAACTCATCTGCCCGTATTTGGTCTGGGAATCCTTCCATAGCATCCATGCTACGCGCTTCTTTGAGTCGTGCGTCATACAGCGCAACCATAGCTTGTGCCACGCTGTTGCTGCCTGTGATTGCATAGGCTGTCTCAGAGGCCAGACGATGCGCTATCGTAGATGAAAGCAGACTGTCAAACTGTTCTGGGTCAGTGACCCTAGATATATAGATAATCTTGCATGTGCTTTCGTTGCTTAGAACCCTGCGCCCCTCAATCTTGAACATGATGTTGCTATCATATGCGGATAGCTCATTGTCTACGTTTGTATTCCAAAACGACAACACGCGCAGACAAAACGGATCTGAAGGTAAGTTATATTGAAAGTTGAAGCCAAAAGCTGGCGCATCACTGTTTTGTGCAAGCGTTGCTCTTGTGATCGCGCAGTTCCAAGGATGCGCACGCAACACTGAGTCTCTTACAGTTTCAAACCTGCGATTGCACAATCTTGCTTCTTTAGAGTTTTCTGTGAGGGCAGTGATAGTGGCGGCACCCAACAAATCCATTGCCTCGTTACAAATATCCACAACCGATGGCATGTCACCCTCCAGAGAAGAAGGGGCGTTGCCGCCCCCTCTGTTGTTTAGTTGACAACGTACTCAATCACGAATGAAAGATCACCTGCCGTATCACCTGCCGCATCGAACAAAAGGCCGATGAAAAGGTAGCCACCTGGATCTGATGACTGCCCTGCATCTTCCCATATTCGTTGACCAAGCAGGTTGATGTTACGCGCTTCAAACGTGACATCAGTACCAACACCACCTACAGCACCGCGTAGGTCAGTGATTGCAGATGCGTAAGCATCATCATCAAGCGCGGTAAATGTACCGTCACTCTCTGAATAAATGCCAACATCGCAAGTGTTGGTTGTGCCAGAGTCGAGGTCATCATTGAAAAGTTTGATGCTCACGATCCCTGCGTTTGAAGGAATAGGTGCAAGCATCACTGTGTCTGTTGCTGAAAGATCTCCAGCAGCCAGTGCGATTGTACCCATTGCAACCCGCTTAGTGCCATGCAGAGTCCTAGATGGTGATGCCACCTGGGGCAGTGCTAGCAAGTTGGATACGAGAGTCGTATTTACATTAGCCATTTTCTACTCCTCTCTTAGTCTGGGGTTTCATCACAGAAGATTTGAACAACCTTTGACTCTTCCATGCGCACCGCTCCGATGCTCATGCAATAGTAAACTTGGGTTGCATATCCCTTGTCAGCACGTTCATCAATGCGTGCAGCAATGTCTTTACCGACACCAAGGGTCAAACCATCCTCAGCCCATGCAAAGCATGTTCTGATGTCGTTGCTGTCTACAGACAACCTATTGGTCATGATGAACTGGAAGCCCATAAAGGTATCCACATCACCCTGTACCAGAGCTTTGACTGTGTTGAAATCCGAGCTAGTAACCTGTGTTGTGCCAAGCAAATCTTCAATCTGCTTTGGCCCTACAGCAATGTAGCGTGGGATTGATGGGTCAACATCATTGAGGTCCATCTTACGCTTTGCTTCTGTGAGCTTGGCGATAGTCAGGCCATCGTTTGATGAGGATGAACCAACAGAGTTGGCTGTTGCATCCAGTGTTGCACTGCCAGATCCAGTCTCACCAGTAGAGGCTGTGCCTGTAGCGGCAGTTATAATCACATCGTCCATCGCACGACCCATAGCAGCGGCTGCTGCCTGTGCATAAGATGATGTTGGATCAATAAGCATACGCACTTTGTCCTGATCGTCGATCAGATCTGCATACTCATAATCCGCTAGGGAAAGACGCCGCCTCGCATGAGGTGTGTCCATTTGTGGTGTATCGGCGTGACGGCTGCTACGCAGGGCAGCAGTTGCGACTCCGATTTGGTCTATGAAGGCATTTTTACCAACAACATTCTCAATTCGCACCGCATCACGCAGACGAGAACCCATCTGCTGTGATAGCATCTGCACGTTTGCAGAATACTGTTGCACAAATGCCGTAGTTACTTGAGTAGACATTAGCCTACCTCCTGTTCTACGTTGACATTTACACTAATCGCGGCGTGCTACCCTTTCGGACACTCCTAGCTTTTTTGCCAGCATCGGGCTTTCGTCTTTCCGAATTGTCAGCAGGACGGTCCTCACCGCTACCCTGCACGACCCACTTGTAATACTTTTCTGCAAGTTGGTCAGGTTCCATCATATCACGTTGTGTACCAAACTCAATGGCAATACGCAAACACTCTAACCGCAAATCTATTTCCTCTTGTTCAGTCATGTATTATGCTCATCAGTTCTGATACACGCGCAATGGCACGCTCACGCGCCACAACATTCTTTCTGTCTGTGTATTCTGGTGAACGCATGATTGCATCAACTTCTGCTTGTGCTTGTTGCCTTGTCATTACATTTGCCATAGCTGGCTCTGCAATAGAGTCCTCACTTGTCACTGTCTTTTTGAAATCGGCAATAGCAGCAAACACTTTGACAAACGCAGGATGATTGCCCACCTTTGTGCCGTCAGCTAGGTCCATCCCAAGCACGCCATCACCATCAAACTCTTTGATAGCTGACTGTGCAGCCTGTAACTTGGTATCATATGCTTGACCCCACTCTTGACGTAGCGATGCCTCTGTCTGCTCTGCCTGTTCCTTCATGGCAACCTGCATACCTTCAGCAGAGTTTGATGCTTCCGACAAATAGTAATTTAAAATACCAGTTGCTTGGTCTGGCGTAAGACGCAGAGCGTGTGCAGCTTCCTTAAATCTTGTTGTGTCATCTTCTGTAAGAATGTTGCCATCAGCTTGTATGGCATATCCGTCTGGCTGCTCTGGCCTACCCAAACGTCCAAAGATATTGTCCAAGTCCTCATCTGTGGGGTTTGCTGGCAGTGGCAGTTTATCAGTGCCGATCAAACGCTGTGCGTTTATGTATGAACGCGCCAGGTTTGGCACATCTTTGATTGGCGATAGGCTTGGGTGATCCCTCAGTTCTTCTGGAACCAAACTCAAGAAGTCGTTACCAGACCCGCCTTGTGCTACCTCTGCTGGTGTTTCCAGCGTTGGCAACTCAGGCTGGGCTACCTGTTCAGCTACTTGTTCTGACATTTATTCCTCTTTCATCATGTTGTGAATGTAAAGGACAACAGCACGTTTGCCCTCTTCGTAGGATGTGGCGTTTGTATCTCCAGCCACAAAACTTGAGGCATTGTAATTACAACGCATCTCAAGATCGTGTAAAAGTTTCTTGCCAGTCTCTGTGCTAAATGTATCAGAGTACATCTGGCGCAACTTCATCATCTCTTTGTTCATTTATTTACCATCCGTACAGCCTGTGCTGCTTGCGCTACATTAGATACATCCTCTGCATCTTGCTGACGTTGCATCTGTTCTGCTTCCATAGCTGCACGTTGCTGTCTTGTTTGCTCAATCTGTGCCTGCGGGAACAGCACTTCTTTTGGCACGCCAAGTGTATCAACAACATGATTGACCAAGCCATCTGGGTTGAGGTGGTCTCCAACAGGCAAGCTCTGTGAAAGCGGCAACAATATCTCCAAAGCCTTCATGGTGCTGTTGAGGCTGCTTGACTTTTGTGCGCGTGCAAGAGGCGATACATACTCAATATCAATATCTCTGCCCTGCAATGACTCTGGTGGTATCGCAAGCATCTCTTCGCGTAGCATCAAAGCAAATGTTCTGTCGATTAAAGGACGCAACATTTCATTCATCAGTCTGCCAAGCACAGGACCAATGACACGCATACGCTCCTCTTGCCTTTGCACAACTTCTGTTGCTGTCATGTTTGGTGTTGCTGCTGACAATATCTGGTCAACATAAAACGCAGAACGCACTGCGGCGCGTCTTTGCTCTTCCATCGACAACCCAATAGGTATGTTTGCACCTGTATTGAGTGGCGTAATGGTATCCCTTGTGCCACTTCTAAAGAAGTTCAAACCACCAGGTTGTGTGCGTACAGGCAGCATGAACCCATCATCTGGTACTAACAGAGGTGGATCAATCATCTTCTGTGCAGCCTGTATGATTGTCTTTGACATTAGGTTCAGCATCTTTACATCAGGCAGCGCAATCATGGCTGGTGATCTTCCCATCACCTCACCTGTGGCTTTCAAGAAACGTGGCACGATATACGGAAACTCCTCAAAGCCACTAATGCTTACAGGCATCTTTGTCTGCATACAGATGTAAACAGAAGCAAATGGCATGTTGAGATTGTCTACCTTTTGCGGATCTCTTTCTGTGCGCGGTAGCACAGCGTGCAACATAGTGACATCTTCATCAGGATTCTTTTGAAACTTCTTGGCAATAAACTCGCCAACATT